TCGCATAGTCTGTGCTATAATGTAGACAGGACTATCACAAGGAGAAAACTATGCTGAATCCCCTGCTTCTTATCGTAATCGTGTTTGTGCTGGCGTTCCTGACTGAATCGTTTGTTGAATATCTGGCAGGCACGCCGTTTGACAAATACCCGAAATTGCAGCCGCATAAATGGTTGCTGATGTATGTGTCTGTAGGTGTTGGTATTTTGCTGGCTATTTATTATCGGCTTGACCTGATTTATCTGATTTCGCAGTATGTGGGTGTTGAATGGCAGCCGCTGGCGGACGCTTCTATCGTAGGCGAAATTATCACCGGCATCGGTATCGGGCGCGGCGCTAACTTCCTGCACGACCTGATGAAATTCGTCATGGAGAAGAAACTATATTATCAAGCGGACAACCAGTACACGGAAATTGCCCGGGTAGCGCTTGAAGATAGGATAAACGATGTTGAGGGTCAAGACTGACCGAGGGGGTAACATGGACTTAGCTGCCATCCTGTCTTACGTTGCGCCCATCATCATCGCACTCGGCGGGGTGGGCGGCATAGTCACATTATTCATGCACAAAACGAACAAAGAAAAGGCCAGAGCCGAAACGCGCAAGGTCGAAGCGGAAACAGACGGCGCGCGCATAACTAACCTGAAAGAGGTTATCGACGCGCTCACATGCGAGGTCACGCGGCTCAGAGAACGTACCGAGGCGATGGAGGGGCGTATCAAGAGCCTGGAGAACGAACTTGCCACTGTGCTGAACCGTGAACGCGAAAACAAAAAGTACATATCCGCGCTTGAGGACAACATCGAACTACTGGAATCCGAAAACACGATGAAAGACAATCGCCTTGAATACGTAATCAACGGCGTACGCGCGCTAATTGGTCAAGTGATTCAATTGGCGATGAGGTTTGAGGCGGATGAAGAACCGGAGTTTGAACTGCCATACTGGGCAAATGACGAAAACGCTGACAATGACGAGGAGTAACATGAAAGTAGATGAACTGATCGCGCTTGCCTACTATGCCGCCGGGCTGGTGGCGCTTGCGTTATTGTTGATTGTCGGAGGGATACTGTGACAACACGGAGCATATCTGTCAGCCGCGATGGCGGCATCGTGAAGACAAAATTTATCGAGGAAGAGGTCACTGATATAAAAAATTTGATAGTTGAAATTGACGGGTTATCTCAACACAAAATGCCTGGCGACAAAGAATTACTGGAATGGGCGCGGCGGGCGTGGTCGCTGAACCATACGGCGGTACATTCATTGTTAACGCTGACCCGGTGAGGGCTACGGAATGATGCCTGAACCTATTGCGTATAGTTTACTGATAGGAGGTTGACAATTGCCAAAGATTACAGATTACAAACCACTGCCGAAGAATCCGAACAAGGGCACGCAAAGAGGTATCGGCGTATTAGATGAATCGGTGCGTAAATTGGGCGCGGGGCGTTCAATTCTCGTAGATAAGAACGGCGTGATCATAGCAGGCAACCACGCGCAGGAGGCATTTATCAACGCGGGCATGGATGAGGTTATCGAGGTCGAAACTGACGGCAACCAGATTGTGGTGGTGAAGCGAACCGACATGGATGCCGACAGCACGCAGGGCAAGAAAATGGCACTCATGGACAACCGCGCCGGTGAATTGGGGCTTGCGTGGGATGATGTGATAGTCGAAGAAATATTGCAGGATATTCAGGAGCAGGATGGGGAATTAGATTACATTTTGCAAGGGCTGGCAGATGATGAAAACATAGACTTAGACGAAAAAGAGATACCAGAGAAAAATGTTATCGTAAAGCCTAAAGAAATGGCGCGGGTATTGGTGTCTGTTCCGATTGATAACGCTATGGATGCTAAAGAGATATTAGACCAACTGGAAAGCATTCCAGGGATTGAAATAATCTATGGCGCAAACTAAGAAAACCAATAATTCATACTTCGGGAATAAGGTAGAACTTCGCTGTAATTATCTTCCCGAGAATCCTGTTGTATTAGATTGTTACGCGGGCGCCGGTTTGATATGGAAGGCGGTAGAATATAAGACCGGCATAAAAATAAAATATGTCGGCATTGATGTAATTGACTATGGAGTAGGGTTTTATTTGACGGGTGACAATATGTCCTATTTGCAGACTATGGACTTGACCCGTTTCAACGTGATTGATCTTGACGCCTACGGAGTACCGTATGAGCAATTGAAAACAATTTTCGGCCGGGGGTATAGTGGGCGCGTATTTGTGACTTTTATTCAATCGCTATATGGTCAAATGCCAGTTGGCCTGCTTGAAGAAATTGGCTTTACCAATGGCATGGTTGAAAAGATACCAACGCTGTTCGGAAAGAACGGCTGGAATTATTTTATTGAGTGGCTGGCATTAAATGGTGTTAGAGCGATTACGCACCGCTCTAACGGAAGAAAACATTATCTTACTTTTATTAGTGGTACTGCGGAACTCGTTTCAAGTTCCGATAACCGAATGGCAGATAAGGTTGTAGGTCATGCTTGAAATAATGTCTAACGCCAAGATGCTTGCAAACAAACAGCATTGTTTTAGTGTACTCTTCCCAGTCGGTAGTTTGCGTCATTGGCAGATAATTGACGCGCCCGATTTTATAGAGGTCAACAAAAGTATGAGTTTGTTTGATAATCTCAACGCTTGCTTTGGTGTCAAGGGTAGGCTCAAGACTGACCCATGTAAAGATACCAGCATCGTGAAATGTTTTGAGGGCTTCAATTCTGTCACCAGGAAGGGCGGCGCCCGGCTCCCATTTTTTAGAGAAATCATTATCAAGGCTTGTCAGGGTGCTGGCGAAACAATCGCGTTCTTTCCTAAAAAGGTCAATGTCACGGAGGGAACGAGTACCGCCTTTAGTGAGGGTACAAAAAGAAAGCCCGTGCTGTATGAGAATTTTGATCGTTTCTCTTGTGAGGGAGTTATCAAACGGATGGTAAGGGTCAGTACTGAAACACAAAAGAACTTGCTCAGTTATGCCAGCCGCTTGATATTTTCTGGCATCTTTGGTAAGTTTTTCAATGTAGCCAGGGCGTGGTGTTGCCATGCTGTCAAATTCTTTGCGGTCAATTTTCAGGATGCTTGGGACGTAGCAGTAAGAACAGCCATGACCACAGCCACGATAAGGATTAGTCGCAAGCGCGGAATATTCTCCCGCTTGTCCTTTGGGGGCGTATATAATAGAGCAACCCTTGACGCTGATACCGTCGTCATTGAGTTGTGGAACTGGTTCGGCAACATTGCCGAAAAAATCAAACTGGTTCATTATCCTATTCCTTTCACTGAATATATTGTAAAGTATAATCTATTTATGGGAATAATACAAGAAGGAAACCATGACTGAATCAAAGACCAGTGCACGACATCTAACGGCAGCCGAGAAACGCGCGGCGGCTATTTCGTTGCGTAAGGCTGGCTTATCGTTTGAGCGCATCGGTAACGAATTAGGCGTGTCAAAGCAGATGGCGTGGAAGTACGTCATGCGTGAAATTGACAAGCTGAATGAGTTCGTTGAGCAGGAGATAATCTCATACCGCACGCTGGAATTAGAGCGGCTGGATGAATTATGGCGGGAGCAGTACCGACAGGGCAAACAGGGCAATCAGGGCGCGGTTGACCGTTGTCTGCGTATCATGGAACGGCGGGCGCGGTTACTTGGGCTTGACGCGCCGCAGAAGATAGAACAGCAGAACAGCGGGGAGAGCGTCACAGAGCCGGTATCTTTCACCTTACCGGCCTATGCTATCTCTCCGTCCTTTATGGATGTTTACCGTGACATTCTGGCTCGCAATAATACCGAATACGTATTCAGGGGCGGGCGTGGCTCTACCAAGTCCTCTTTTGTATCTGAAATCATTATCGAATTGCTTATCAACAATCCAGACTGGCACGTGTTGGCAACGCGGCAGGTCAAGGATACGCTCCGCGACAGCGTCTACGCTCAGATTGTTTGGGCTATCAATTATCTGGGATTGTCAGATAAATTCAAATGCACCACCTCACCGCTTGAAATTACCTACATACCGACAGGACAGAAAATATACTTTCGCGGTGGTGACGACCCATTCAAGATAAAATCTATCAAGCCGCAATTTGGCTATATCGGCATACTATGGTTTGAGGAGGTCGATCAATTCAGGGGAGCGGAGGCGGTACGTTCTATTGTGCAATCGGCCATTCGCGGCGGTGATATTGCGCTTATATTCAAGTCATTCAACCCGCCAAGATCACGCAACAACTGGACCTTCAAAGAACTGGCAGTACCGAAGGCGGGGCGGTTTGTGCATGAATCCGATTACACCACCGTACCGGTTGAATGGTTAGGTAAGGCGTTCATTGACGAGGCTATTCACTTGTCAGAGGTCAATCCGACTGCGTTTGAGCATGAGTACCTGGGGCATGTGGTTAGCGCGGGCGGGCTTATCTTTGAGAATGTTGTGTTGCGCAAGATTGAGGATGAGGAGCGCGAGCAGTTTGACCGCATATATGGCGGGCTTGACTTTGGTTATTACCCCGACCCCGCTCACTATGTCCGCTGTCATTATGATGCCGCGCGGTTGACATTGTATGTGTTTGCCGAACTGCGTAAATGGAAACATTCTAACCAGGCGCTATATAACGCGTTGATTGAGGAAGTCGGGTACTTGCCGTCCGAGGATGTAATTGCGGATAGCGCCGAGCCAAAGAGTGTGGCTGATTTACGTTCTTATGGCATGACGGTACATGGGGCTGAGAAGGGCGCGGATAGTGTGCGTTATTCTATCAAGTGGCTGCAATCATTGAAACAGATTGTCATTGACCCTGAAAGTTGCCCATACACAGCAGAAGAATTTATCAATTATGAACACGAAATGGATAAAGAAGGTAACTATATCAGCGAGTACCCTGATAAGAATAACCACAGTATTGACGCGGTACGTTATGCCCTGAATAGAATATGGCGGAGGCGCGGGCAATGATAAAAAGATTCTTGAATTGGATTCGGGAGGTATTGAAAAATATGATTAGTAAACAAGATGCGATGCAGGCGGTTGGTGTTGATATTGCGCTCACCGATACGATGGCTGAAAGTATTGAGCTATGGGGTGACATGTATCAGAATCAAGCCTATTGGCTGAGTGCTGACGTGAAGTCCCTGGGGCTGGCAGCGGCGGTATCATCGGAGCTTGCCCGTGTTGCCACAATTGAAATGACAGCGGAGGTAGAGGGCAGCGCACGCGCCGAATACCTGCAAACGCAAATAGCCCCCGTAGTGGAGAAAGCACGACACTGGGTAGAATATGCCGTCGCAAAGGGCGGTATCATTCTCAAACCTTACCCGCGCGGCGAGGACATCATTGTAGATTATGTGCAAGCTGACCAGTTTCTACCGGTAAACTTCGATGGCAACGGCAACATCACGGCGGCGGCATTTGTAGATAATAAGGTCGAAGGCAACGCATACTATACCCGCATTGAATACCACGAGATTGACGGTGATTTATACACGGTAAGAAACAAGGCATATCGAAGCACAAGCAAACAAACGTTGGGACGCGAAATCCCCTTGACGCAGGTGGCTGACTGGGCGGAGTTAGAGCCGGAGGTCATTATCGCCGGTGTTGATCGCCCGCTGTTTGCCTATTGGCGCTACCCGATGGCCAATACAATTGAACCATTCTCCCCGCTTGGCGTGTCATGTTTCAGCAGGGCGGTTGAACTTATCAGACAGGCCGATGAACAATGGGGGCGTCTGATATGGGAATTCACAGCTGGTGAAATGGCGCTGTATGTAAGTACAGATGCTTTCAAGAAAGATGATAACGGCAACCTGAAATTGCCAAATAAACGCCTGTACAAAACGCTTGACGTGAACAACGTAGGCAGTGAGCTATTTGAAGCCTGGGCGCCCGCCTTGCGCGAACAATCCTTCATGACAGGTCTGAATGAGATATTGCGGCGCATTGAGTTCACCTGCGGGCTAGCATACGGTACGTTGAGCAACCCAGAGGACATCGCCAAGACCGCCACCGAAATAAAGATGGCAAAACAGCGCAGCTATGCTACTATCACAGATATTCAGAAAGAAACTGCCAAAGCCCTTGACGATTTATTGGCAGCCATTGATATATATACAAGCCTACTGAACCTTGCGCCAAAAGGTGCTTATACTGCCACCTATAATTTTGACGATAGCGTAATCACTGACCAGAACGAACAATTACAGCGCGACATGCAACTCGTAGCGGCCGGGCTGATGACCAAGGTTGAATTTAGAATGCGGAATTTCCACGAGAAAGAGGAGGTTGCCCGCAAGGCGGTTGAAGAACTTGAGCCGGTTGGTATTTCATTCTTTCCGGACGAGGAGTAGATAATGCAGCGCCAACAATTGATTGATGAATACGATGCTTATTATCTGGCTGACCCGCTGAAATGGGCGGGCAAGGGGGAGCGCAACGAGTTTGCCATTGGTGTTCTGAGCGCATACGACCCGCCGCGTGATATTCTTGACGTAGGTTGTGGCAACGGACACACCCTGCAACGGTTCGCACGTTCCCACCCCGAAGCATCATTATTCGGTATTGACCTATCCCCCGAAGCGTGCAAGATAGCCAAAGAGAAATTACCGCAGGCGCAAATATCCTGTACATTTGTGGAGGAATATACTGGCATTATACCGTTTGACCTGGTGCTTTGTTTGGGTGTTGCGGAGCATTTTACCTGTCCGCTTGATGGGCTGCTTGCGGTGCGAAAATTGACCGCTGGGCGTTTATATTTGGAGATACCGGACTGTTTATCCTATTCACCAGGAAAAGAAGAATATAGGCGTCTACGGCGCGGTAGCAGGCAAATGGAATGGCACTTGTCAAGGGATAAATGGGAGAACATCATTATTGACGCGGGCTTTGAAATTGAGCGTGCTGTTGAGGGTGACAAACCATCATGGCGGTTCGTCTGGGTATTGAAGTGAAATACTACCTATATTCGCACCAGCACAAGGGCAGAGCCTACGCAAAGGCGCTGCAATCTTGCGGGTTTATACCCGATGAACAAAACGCGGAGGTAGTGCTGGTTGACCGTGAAAGCTACATGCACACCGGCGGCGCTCCGCGCGCCATTGTTGACGAACATGTAAGGCGCGGTGCCAAGATTATAGTATTTCCTCATAGCGCGCTGCCTCCCTGGCGGTATGATGGTATCGTGAAATTGCAATCATATATATCAAGTGTGCTGGTGATAGGTGAAGGGCAGAAAGAAGCTATGCGGTACATCGAACCAGCGGCGCGGGTAGATGTGACCGGCTGGGCGTGGTGCAAGCAAAAACAATACAAAAGCGCAGATGAAATCAAAACAATTTTATTCGCCCCAATTCATCCGGCTGGCGGTTTGCGCCCAGAAGGAGTGCGGGCAAATAAGAATATCATATATGATTTGAAGCGCGTACAATCAAAAACAGGCGCGCGGGTGATTGTGCGTTATGTGGGCAAACTGGAAAGGCAAGGGCTGAAACAATACTCCCGCTTTGAATGGGTCAAGGGCGAGCCAGATGGCAGCACGGCCGAGATAGACGCGGCGGATGTAGTGATCGCCGAGGGTACTTTCATGTATTTGTCCGTTGCAAGGGGAAAGCCAACAGTCGGAATCAATCAACATATATCTGTAAGACCCAACAAGACTTATCATATTCACCAGCCCAAACACTGGCATTTATACGGTGATAGCCTTGCCTATCCTATCAACTACCAGCCTGGGCAGTTGTGGGATCTGATACAGCAAGCCAACGGCGGTGAATGTACAGAATGGCGCGCGCGCTTTATTGGCAAACAATTACAGCCAAAGAAGTTTTGCGCTTTGATTGAGGAGATTGTACATGCTGACCGCTGATTATCTTGATGTTTTACCCGCGCCCATCCTGGAATTGTACGATCGCTACACCAATACAATTATCAGAGACATAGCACGGCGGCTGATGGGATTGAGTATACAGAGCGCGGCATGGCAGATGCAACGGGT